ATTCAGAGGGGGGGGGGGGTTGTCTGGCAAGGCCCTCCCCCGGGGGTCAATCAAATCCATTTTTTATATTATTTTATATTTATTTCTATATTTTTCTCATTTTTCAGACGTCTTCGTCTTCATCTTCTGCTTCTTTGAGCTCAGGTCCAACCGCTCTCTTGTAGTTTCCGGTCAGATTGAACCTCAGTATCTCATCGACAGCGTCATTAATCGCCTGGCACTGATCCCTTTCGCTCAGTTCTCTCGAAGTCTTGGCGATGCGTGCCACATAGCTGCATGTATTGTAGCCCATTTGCGTATCAAACGCGTACCAATCGTCAAACTGTTTGAAGTAGTCATAGGGATTGTCCAGCGTAGTCACAAATGTCTGCCGCATAACGCCATTCAACTCCTTAAATCACCCACGAATGTTCTGTTTTCATATAAATCTCAGCACCATGATCCCTAACCACGATGCTTCCAGTCGTCCGGCCGCCCTCGGCTTCGCCCTTTTTCAGGGCAATTGTCTCGATCCGGGCCTTCCGGCCTCAGAATCACGGCTTCCTGCCATCCAGGCCATTCGTCTCGGCCCTGTCCGCTCCGGATCAACACCTTTGCCCATTGCCTGACGGATCCAGCGCCCCTTCACGGGAAGAACCGGGTCGCAGCGCAGGCACAAACCGCATCGGCAACGCGACAATCTGACAGAATATGGCGAAACTCCCCGCAATTTCCGGTACTCGTGTCGGCGGGAACTGCGTTTTCCGTTGCTCGGGCCGTCCGTCAGGCCGATAAAAACGTAAAAGCCTGTTGTTTTAACGAGAATATAGCAAAAAGGAGGCTTTTTGATATTGCCGCATTCCATATTCCACTATATCCCATATTTTTGCCATATTTCAAAAAGAGGGGCAAACAAGCCGGAAAGTTTCAAAAAAGCCCGTTTGCCCCCGGAAACGCCGGCATCCCAACGGCGTTTCCAAAGAGAGGAGGAAAAACGTGGCGACGATCGCTTTCCACACCGGTCAATCGCCACAGACGCAGATAAAATAAGTAAACGATCAGCCGTTCATGTCCTCAACGACACGGCGCAGCTGACTTGAAGAGATGTCCAGAATATCGCAGATGTCAGCTGTGCCGTAGCCGTTGGCCAGCATGCTTTTGACCTGCGCGACCTTGGCGTTGGATATGCCTGTCTTCGTTCTGGGCATCGCGAGTTCCTTGATGCGCGCCTTGTCGGCGTTTCGAAGCACCGACTTGAGCAGGCTCTGGGATATGGCGCCCTTGGATATGGCTTCCCATTCCCGGTCGGTCAGCGGATTGTCCTTGGAGCCGATCACCTGCTTTCCGGCGCCGACCTGCCTTCTGGCAATATCGAGCTGCCGCCCCTTTTCCCGGCGAAGATGCTCATCGTCCATCTCCGGGTGCTCATAGCGTATGGCCCTGAATTTGGCGTTGGCAATCAGCTGGGCCTGGCGTTCAAGCGGCGCGTTGCGCTCGGCGAGCGCGACCTTGTTTCGCAGCGACTTGATCTCCTCGGAATATGCCTCGCGCGCCTCGGCGTTCCACTCGATCGGCACCTGAGCCCGGGCCAGAGCCCTGGCCTGACGGGCAAGATCCTTCATCTGCGTGGCGTAGCCAGCGTAAATGGCTTCAATACGCGTGGTCTTTCCCTCGCTGTTGCGGCTGACCAGAGAATATGGATCGTAATAGGCGCCCTTCTCCGTCTCTTCCATAACCTCGTTTTCCTTCCAGCGCATCTTGCCCTCGGCAAATAACCTGCGCTCAACCAGGCGCATGGCGGCCTTGTCGCCCTTGGCGTCCTTCAACGCCTTGCGGTCCTCCTTGGTCAGCAGCTCTGGATCCGGCTTCGGAACGCCCTTGGTCCGGCCGGTCTCCTTGTAAATCATCTCGCCATTGAAATAACGTTCCTTCTCCTCGTCCGACATCTTGCTGAACGCCTTCTCGCGCCGTTCCGGAACCCGGAGCGGGCTTGTGGAGCGCGACAAAAATGTTGAAGAGCCGCCACCGTCCTGATACTTTTCCTTCAGCTCGCCGATGCGCAGCTCGTCATAGGCTCGCTTGTAATCCAGCTCATGCTTCTGCGCGTCGATGACGACCATGGAATACTTGGTAGCCCGGCAAATCTCGGCGGGCGTGGCGCCCTTGATGGTCATGTCGGTGATCAGGTTCGTGGCGACGCCCATTTCCCGGCCCTTCTCCTGATCCGTCATAATATGCATGCCGGGGTACTTGGCGTAGGTGCCGGTGTCAAAATCCTCCAGGCTCTTGTATGCGCTCGGGCGGTTGTTGCCCGTGGCCTTGATACTGACGCCGTCGACGGGAAGCACCAGTACGGTGTCGCCGTCAAAATCCGCGCCGGACAGCCTGGCGGCGACCTTCGCGTTTATGCCCACGGCGTCAATCGGGCTCGTACCCATCAGGCGCTTGCCCTCCTGATTGCCGTTGTTGACCGTCAGCACGGGGATCTCGAATATGCCGCCGTGCGGATAGCGCACCAGCGCCACCTGTTCGCCGTCACGATAGCCCGGCGCGTAGATCTCATTGTCCTTCGTGCTCACCAGGGGCAATATAAGTTTGTTGCTCTGCCTCGGCAGTGCGGCGGCGGCCAGATGCACCGCGTCGGCGTCCACCTTGCGCGCGAAGTCCATCAGCATTTCGGCGCGCACCGTCGGATTGGTATAGGCGGCAATCTCGTCAAACTCAGACTTGGCGATCGAATATGCCAGATCCAGCTGACGCTTCGCCAACGCAGGCTTCTGCTTGGACAGGAACTGGCTGGCCAGTCTGCGCCCCCAGTCATCCACGTCCCCCTCTTCCTTGACGATGTTCAGCGCGGACTGATGCTCCTTGCCGTCCTCGCCAATATAATGCCGCTGTGCCAGCTTCAGGTCTTCGTCCCGGTCCTTGATCGTCGCGCCGAAGGGATTGTCCGTGCCCTTCTTCATCGGCTTGAGCACGGAGTGATCCGGATCGTCCCTGTTGATCATCGGAACGCTGCTCTTCTTGTTGGTATTGAAGCGAATATCGATGCCGTCGGGCAGGTCGTCCGCGTAGACCGCCATGCCCTTAATATAATGCGTACCGTCCACGGCGATGCGCACCTGGCAGTAATGCGCGTTGCCCATGGACAGATCGTCCACGCCTCGGCGCAGCTCGATCAGGCCGTCGCGCTCCTTGCCGCTGACGTCGGGGTCGTCGGCATAGCGAATCTGCACGCGCCTGGAATCCACGCTGACCGGAGCCTCGACCTTGCGCAGCTCCTGATCCTCGGAATATACGTCGAAAGGCAATTTGATGCTGTACCGGTTCTTCATGGCCTGGGCACGCGTCGTTCCAGGGGGGCAGATCACCTTTATACGGGTCTGCTGACCGGTGCCGAGCTGCTCGACAAACACCTCGTGCGTCACATAGCCCTGCGCCTCCAGTGCCTTGACGGCGTTGGCCAGCGTGTGCTTCGTCAGGCCCAGATGGTGCTCAACGCCGTTGGTAATGTCAATATAGCCCGGCTCGCCCCGGGCCAGCGATTCCTCTATGCGCTCCTTCAGAAAATTGGCGTTCTTCGCCGCCTTGTTCATCCGAACCGCGCGATCGTCGTCGAGCCAGCTGCGCACCGTGGATTCCCGCACGCCCATTCTTCTTCCGATCGCGGAGACCGACACGCCCTTTTCCTTGAGCCGGATCGCCTCCTGGCGGTTGTACTCGCGTACCTTCGTCTGGGCGTTGGTGAGCTGCGCCCGGTAGTCCGTCGTCGACATGCCCATGCTCTTTGCAATCGCCGTCTCGGACAGCCCCTGCTTGCGCAGCCGGCCGATATGGCCGATGAAATCCAGCTCATGCTGATACGGATTCTCGCCAGAACCGTACGGATATCGCCCGGAATGCCTTGGCGTACCGTAGTGGTAGAGCTCATTCTTGGCCTTCACAACGGCTTTGAGCGTCTCCTCAGGGTCGTAATCGTGCTCGTCGTTCGGGGTCCATTCCTCGTTGTACATGTGATGGTTCCTCCTTTTATTCTCTCAGGCGCTTTTGCGCGTTGCCGGCGCCTGTAAGAAACATACGCCAATTACATGAGTAATGCCCGAACTATTTCGTCGTCATGAGCAATAAGTTCCATAACTTCACGAATCTCCGCCGGGTCGGGATCGCAGACCAGTATGTCTCCCGCCTGGTAAATGCGAAGCTCCGTCTTTGTGTCCTCAGGCTTGTAGCCGTACTGATGGAAAAACAGCGCCGCGTAAATCATCAGCTGATCGATCTTTGCCGGCGTCGTGCCCGTCTTCAGGTCGTGGATGCGCAGCTTTTTGCGCCTGAACTGTATCGCGTCCGTTGTGCCATAGCACAGATCCGAATATCGAAGCTGCACCTCCGGATCCATGCCATACGCTATGGAATCGTTCACATACCGCATGAGCGTCGGAAATATAAACCCCATGTCGATCGCCGATTCGGGAACGCCGTTTCGAATCAGATCAAACAGCACGCCATCCACGTTGTTCTCCGAAAGCTCCCTGCGGTACTTCATCCGGTCCGCGGCATAGGCGTGCACCAGCGTCCCGATCGTCGTGGCCCACGAACCGATATAGCTGTCCGCCAGCTCCTCATCACTCTTACGCAGCCATGTGCTCTTGCTCGCGCTCAGAAACGCGTGCTTTCCGGCCAGCTCCGGAAATCTCTCCCACTTCATGAATCTCCTCCTTCAAAGTATGAATCATCCTCCAAACAACGCCGCCAGGCCGTTCATCACCTCATCCCGATTCTCCGGGCAGATGAACGCTGAATAGGACATGCCATTCATGCGCTCGACGTAGTAATCCTGATTGGGCTGATGCGCCTCGTCTTTGGAACGCTTGCATTCCAGCGTCGCCCAGTGCCTCCCGTAAAATACCGTCAGATCCGGAATGCCCTGAATATATCCCGGATCGTTCTTGAGGACCATCGCGCCGGGAAAGCGCGACAGAATCTCGTCGATGACCTGCTTCTGAAATGCGGATTCCTTTATCATCGCGCTCACGCTCCTTTGTCGTTCCCTTTGCCTCGGTTCGCATACGGCTGCGCACCGTCCGGGCCGCCGTGACGCTTGCATCATGAACAGCCCTGGGCGTGAAGGAGGAGCGCCCAGGAATATCAAACGCCCGAAACCGTGCGCATGCGTACGTGAACCGAAAACAGAGGGAGCGCTTTTTTCACGTTTCAGACCCGATGGCTGGGAGGTGGGGAGCACGGCCCAAATCGCGAAAAAATAAGACAGAGTTTGGTTTTCGAACCGTAAATGACGTCCGAAGGCAAACTCTGTCTCTCCCTCTATATAAGTCCATGTTTTTATCGCGTGTATGTATAGCAAACGTTTAGCAATGCAATCACGCTTTTTCAGGAAGGTTCACGCCGATCTGCGCGGCAAAGTTCCGCTCGTTGAAGATGCGCTTGGCCTTCAGCGCACGTTCCACGGCGACGTCGATGGGCGCTTTCGTCTTCAGGGTGTAATAATACAGGTCCGTAAATGGCGTGTTCATCCGATCGATCCTTCCGGAAGCCTGCTCCATCATCTTGTAGGAATAGCTCTGACTGAAAAAAACAATCGTATCCGTCTCAACGCAGTTCCAGCCCTCGGCGCCAGCATTGTACTGCACAAGGTACATCCACCGATCCCCTTCCGGAATCGGGTCGTGCCGGTGTCCGTTCCATTCCGCGATGGAACAGCCGAGCGTGCTGTAAAAACCATGCGCTCTGAGCTCTTCATACGTGCTTCGGATCGACGCAAGCTCGTAATCGAAGTTGTAAAATACAATCAACTTCGGGTGCTTTTCAAAGCACAGATGCATCAGCTCCAGCGCCTTGGCGTTCACGCAGAATTCCCAGTGATTGATATAGCCGTCGATCCTTCCGTCTCCGGCGACCCTTCGCATCAGATAGCACGCGGCGGCGATGTCCCGTATGGGCTCGTCCTTATAGGGATCCCATCGCTTGTCAACCACAAGATCGTACAGCGCTCTGTCGTACGGAACGAAAATATCAGTGCTGTGGCGCTCCGTCTTCTTTTCATACTTCATGGTCACCGTAATCTTCCTCCGCAGACGCTCCAGCTCGGTCGTGTCGATCCAGCGCTCAATCTTCGGAAACTTTGTGCAGTAGCGGCTGTACACCGCGTGCCGCCGCAGAAACTGCGTGCGGTTTTTGTAAAAGCCGTTGGCGACGAACACCGGAATATAATCCGCCCAACTGTCCCCTGGCGTGGCGGAGAGCAGGATCCAGTGGTTGGCCCGGGCGATCCGTATGAATGACTTCGCCCAGGCCCCGCTTCCGACCACGCGCTGTTCATCGAAGATGAAGAAGGCATTCTCAACATCCTCATACTTGTGCATGTTGTTCCAGGAGTCGATCGTTATGGACGGAATCTCGGAAAAGTCAAATCTGTCGCACTCGTCCTCCCATTCATGCGTGTCGCGCTTTCTGGCCGTCGTGATGATGTACAGCGGCTTCGGATCCCCAAGCGGGCCTCTGCATACGCCGTCCGACCACTCGACGGCCCGGCATTCCACGTCGTGAAAATAGCCAAGCGCGGTCAGCGATTTGCCGGTTCCGACTCCAGCGCAGAGTATGGAGCCGGAACACAGCTTTTTGATGGCTTCACGCTGGTGCGGCAGATAGCGCACACCCGGCATGAATGTCAATCCTCAATGGGGTCGTCGCAGTCGTACTCCTCGAGCAGGCGACTCCGGCCGATCGGAATTACGGCCGTGTCGAGACGCGCGTAGGGCGATCCGTTGCGAACCTTCGTGTTAACGGACACATGGAACTCCAGCCCGATTTCGCCGTTCTTGACGTGCCCTCTGCGAAACTCCTTGTCGACCACGTCGAAATCGTCAATTTCAAGGGCCGTCATCACCCGTCCGGACAGCAGCCGGATGTCGGCGTCGCGATACACACCGATCTTGACAAAGTACTGGGCCTCGTCACCTTCGTTCAGCGGCTCGCGCGTGCGCACATGCAGCCCCCTGTCCTGAAGCTCGTTGGCCAGCGCTTCGTCAACCACCAGTCTGAAGTTGCGCTTGCCTGCGGGATTGTAGTCCTGTTCTTCTCCGGCGAAATTCGGAAACAGTATGCGGGCATTCTTGATAATATAGCGGCCGGTATCCTCATCATAAAAAGCAGTCATCATAGCATAATCCTCCAATTTCTGTCTGTTTTTTTTTTCATTCTGTGATGCAAAAGTCATTCGCCCTGGGAGTTGCTCTCCGGATGGAACGGGGCAAACGCGTCTGTAACCTCGCCCATCTTGCTTCCGTAAAGCGAGGCGAGCGCTTCCACGTTGGACTGGGCGTCAAAGGCCGAGAAGTACCCCGCCGCGGAGTTCGCGTAATTTACATTGGCTGCGTCGCTGGCGAGCTTCGCTTCAACCTGATCCTCCGTGTACGCCCGGAGCGCCGGGTTCTGACTGTCAAACTGATTGACGTTTTCAGACTCGAGCCCAGGGTCGGTGTTTGAAATATCGTCCTTGCCATAGGCCATGGCTGGGACAGCGCTCTGCGGTATGGTGTAGTTCGTTTCAAACTCCCGCTCGTAAACGGTCTTATACCGGTTGAGCTCGTCCCGGAAATCCGCGACCGATTCCGAAGTCCGGCTGTTGCGGTAATCCGCGGCCCGCTCATCGTAAAAGCTGTTCAGCTCGGACTCAAGCGACGAAACATCTTCGTCCTCCACCGGCTTCGATGTCGGGTCGACATATTCCGGCGGAAGATCCTCGTCGCCGTAGCGCTCGGCGTAATCGGTTCTGAAGCGCGCGACCTCCTGTCCGGTTTTAAGCCGGTACTGAATCATGTCGTAGTCGAAGCGCACGTCATCGGGCTTCTGTTCCTCGTTCTCATTCGGAATATCATTCTGCGGTTCATCGATCATGTGCAATCACCTCCTTCCACGTAGCTTGCGAGGCTGTAGCCTCTCCGGCAGACGTCGTTCACGCAGTTCGGGCAGTCAAAACAGGTATTGAATTTGCCGTCTCCACAGGGGACAACCGGTTCGGTTTCAGGATCCTGCGGAACGACAGAAAAACGGCGACCCGACACAAAATCGTCGAAGTCGCCAAACCGATTGATCTGCTCGATGGCGTCGTCGGCAAGATGCCTGTGATACCTTGGATCCAGATCGTCCTCCCGATGAAGCGCCTGAACCATCTCGGCCTCAAGCCAGCGATAGCCCTTCGTACCCGTCACGGAAAAATACTTGCCGTTTGCCTGTCTGTACATGATGCCGCCGTCTCGTCCTGGCATGATGGGGAAGAACAACCCCGTTCTCCCGACGAACTGGTAGCTGTGCCCTTTGGCAATCGCCTCTGAAAGAGCCTCGTCGGAATATCCGGCGAAGTCCTTGCTGAGCTTCTTCGGCTTTTTATCGCCGTGAAGCGCGTTGTACTGCCTTCGATCCATTTCCTCTTCCATCGCCGTAACGTCAGGAAGCCGCTCGTTCATGTCCAGATAAATGGCCCCCGTAACCGATTTCATTTCGCAATAGTCATCAAAGGTCAGCGGATCCCCGCTGAACAGCGTCTTGAACACGTAGGGCTGCGCGAACTGAGCGCCGGTGGCCGTCCATCCGTCCATGACGCGAACGTCGTTCACGTATTGCTCGCCATCGCCGTTCTTTTCCGGGATGTATCCGTACAAGTGTTCGCATTGCTCCTTTTCAGCGTACCGGGCGATGTATACGGCGTCGTTGACAAGGCAGATCCGATCATAGGTCGACTCGTGCTCGAAATTGTAGCCATATAGCCTGCCGTACTCCGTCACAAAGGATATGATCTCGGGCGTCGCGTTCGCAATCTTGATAGAGTCCGTCTTGATGTGCACGACACGGAAACCCCTGCGCTGAACCTCGTGCTTGAGATTGACCATGAACAGCGCGCCGCGCTTCGCGACAATATTGTCAATGTTGCGCCTGTCGCGGAACGGATTGATGAACCGGGCGCTTGTCAGACCATACACCGAATTAATGGCGATCTTCAAAGCGCCAGCAAGCGCCTTTGCCTTGGACTTGTCGTCCAGGTATTTGGCGAGCTTTCCGCCAAGCAGCGTCTTCGCGCGTTCATAGTCCTTGTGCTTGATGGCGATTCGGGCGTCAAGAATATCCTTGAACCGCTGTGTGTACACCGGCCCGAACAGCTCCTCGTCCACCACCGACGACGGGTGCATGGACGCGATGTCAATAACCGGCACATCGTAGTAAATGCCCGGCTCGGCATAAACGTATCCGCCTTCTCCAACCTCCTCTCCGCGATAGACGGACTTTCCGAGCTCGAAGGTGTACCCCGGAAACAGCGGGCGGCCCTTCGAGTCAAACCTCGTGTATTCAGGATCGAGACCGAGCGCGCGAATCCTGTCGTCATAGATATCGCTGACGTCGCTCAGATCGCCCATGAACCGGTAATTGAACTGGCTCTGCGGATTGCGGTCCATGCCGAATATAATTCGCGTTGTGAGCGAATTGGTGGTGTCGTTGACCGTCAGTCCGGCGACATCCGCCAGAATTTCCCTGGCAATGAAGTCCGCGGCCGTGGCGTTGAACACCGCCTCCGTCGCAAGGACGTCGTTGTCGCAATACTCAGCGACCTTTGTCCAAAGCTCTTCAGGAACGGGCTGATCCCAGGGCAGGCCAAGCTCCTGATGATGAATGTGGAGCTGAATTTCCCACTTCTTCAGGCTCTGCTTGGTCTTGCAGTAATCGAAGACGTCCGTGTACGATATGTCGTAGGCCTCCGGGTAGAACGCCTCCTTGCCCTGCTCGACGATGATCCGCTGCGAAAGCTCATAGAGCTGTTCCTCGGAAAGCCCAAGATATCTTCCGTACAGCATGTGATTGTCGTACTTGCGGCAATTGAATCCCACAAGCCGGAACTTGAACAACGCCTCTACTTCGTTCGGGGTCGGATTGATCATCCGCACCACCGGCGCGCCTTCCCCCTGCGCCTTCCAGTTGATCAGGAATAAGTTTGGAAATACCTCGCAGTCGAAGAACACGAGCGCGTCCTTTGGAACGGACGGTTCCGACATGCCGTTGATCCTCCGCACCTCATCCTGCCGATCGTGTGCGCTTTCGCCCTTCGACGGAACGTCGTCAGTTTCTTTGGATCTGAACCGCATTCCGCGAAGCCGCTTGACGCAATAGTCGGACTGGTGTGTCGAATTCATGGCAAAGACCAGAATATCATGCTCCATATCGCTCACGTCGTATTTCATGCCGGAGCTGTAGGCGTCCTCAAGAACCTTGTAAATCAGGTCGATCTCAGGTCTGGTCGCGCCGTGGTTTTCCTTGCGCAGGCACTTTTTAATTATGTTCCTCAGGTGCATCTCATCCTTCAGTGTTGTTACATCCAGCATCTTTTCCTCCTTTAACGGAAGGCCCCCGCTGATTGTAGCGACCGGAACGTTGTTACACTTCGAAAGCCTTCTGCGAATGGCCGCGTTTCCGCGGAACACCTTCACCTCGATTCCCGGCGAAAATACGCTTCGCAGGCGTCCGGCGTCGCCGTCATAAAAATAATGCAGATGGACGCCGCATCCACCCTTCGAGAACTCGGCATACGTCGGCGGGAACCTGCTCGCCGCCTCCAGATTCATGCGTATGTCCTTCTCGCCATCCGCGTTTCTCAGGTCGAAGTCCACCATGATCATCGGTGGATGCCCCTCCGGAAGCTTCGGCAGAATATAATGCAGCCGCTTCGTGTCCAGATCCCGAAGCCTCGTTTCCACATTGGCCCATCTCCACTCAGGCGCCTCCTCATCATTTCCATACTGTGCCGGGCAATCCGCAAGAATATCATCGAGCAGGCTTTCCGTCTCGTCCAGAACCAGGGGCAGGGGAGGCTCATTCTTCTTCAGAACCGGAGGATCAACCTTCTCTGTGCGGAAACCGGAATACCAGCACCTCACCTGAGCGCCGTTCACGCGCGTCCGGTCTTCGTAAGTCCTGAAATACACCTTCAGCTCCTCACGAAACTTGTATTTCGGCATTCTGTACTCGACGAGCGCGTCGTCACAGTACTCCTTGTACATCGCATACGCCCTGCTTAGCGATATGCCGTCATCCTTCCTGAGCTCGTCCGAAACCTCTTCGATGAAATTAAAGAACACGTTGGTCTTCGCGATCATGTCCCGTGGTACGTAGTTCTTGTAATAGTTCTTACCGAGCGCGCGGTACACGTTCAGGCATCTTTGCGCAATCGCCCCGAGCTGGAAATCGATCTGACTCATCAGCGCCTCGTATTCGTTGATATCCAGAAGGTTTCCGGTCGGATGCACGTCGATCAGCCGTCGTATGATTCCGCTTCTGGCGTCGGTGATCCGAACGGGGCTGTTGCTCGCCAAAAACAAAAAGCACCTCGGCCGGATGGAATATCGCGACTTGTGCTTTTCGTTGACGGTGATCACGTCGTGGGACACGACGGCGTTCAGAACGGTGTTGTCCTCAATATGACTCAGATCGGCTTCGGCGTCATAGGCGACCAGCGGGTTGGTCTTGAACATCTCCGTGGCAAACTGATCGCTGCCGGTTCCAAGCGACCTTGCGGTGAAGTTGACACAGTATCCGTCGAACAGGCGATTGATGATCTCAAGTATTGTCGACTTGCCCGTGCCGCCTTCGCCATACAGCACGACAAACTTCTGAATCGTCGTACTGTCGCCGCTGACAATGGCGCCGATGGCCCATTCAAGCTTGCGCCTTTCCTCCGTCGCGTACAGCGTCCCAACGAGTTTATCCCAGGCGGAACAATCTCCAGCGTTCAGCGAATACCCAAGGCGATGACTGGCGTAATCATCGCGGCTCACCTTTGTGTCGGCAAATATCAACCGGCAGTCAAGATCGTGGGCGTTGTCCGCCATACTCTGAACATACTTTCTGTAATTGAGCCAGCTGTTGGATGAAAAATCCTGCATCGTCATGATCTTGATGGGCACATCGTCCGTCGTGAAAGCCTTCAGGGCATTGGCGTAGTCGAACAGCGCTTCGTCGACAATGCGCTGCACGTCGAACTCGTTTGTCGACCACATGCCTGTCTTCTCGTCATAGACCGCGTAAAAGGATTTGCCCCGGATCATCAGGTCCTTCACCTTCTGCTCAACCACAAATCTTGGCACGATCTCTTTTGCGATTTCGGACTTGTCGCGGCCTCTTCCCTGAACGACGCTCTTCTCTTCAATTCTGCAAAAGTCCATTCATTTGACTGCTCCTTTCTCAGCTCTTTTCGCGCCAATACAAAGCCTGATTTTTGAAAAATACAAAGCTTGATTTTGGCGCTTTCGAAACTGTGCTTTTTTGTGGGTGTGACGGTTGTGACAGTTTTTTGGCACTTTTATTTTTTCTATAGAGTTTTAATTTATTACACTTTTCCTACAATAAATTAAAAATGCCCTCAAAACTGTCACAACCGTCACAGACCACTCGAAAACCCCGACGCCATCGGCATTTTCGAGCCCTCAAAAGTGTGACAGTTTTGAAATACAAAGCTTCATTTCTGTCACAAAATGGCCTCCCGTCAGCTCATTTGTTAAGTTTATGTTAAATCACAAAATGAAACTACGTATTGATTTTGTCACAACTGTCACACTTTTTCGACTTTTTGAAGTGAGCTTCCCGACGGTGGAAATGCGTTGGCTTTCGCCAAAATTGAGCTTTGTATAGCTCAAAAAACCGCTTCATTGCTTTGCCCATTTAAGTCCCTTCCGGAACTTTCTCATGGCCGAAACGGCGTGGTAAAGGCCCTTGTAATCGCCTTCAAGGACTTTCTCAAAACCTCCGTTTTCAAGCTGCCTCATGATCTCCAGATGCCAGTTTGTCGGGTCGGTATTGCCGTCGATTGTCGCGTAAAATACCGATCTCTTCTTTCCGTCAATCGCCGCGAAATTCGATTTTACATGCATTTTGTAACAAACCTCTTTTCGTCAATCTGCCTTTTGAAATCGTCGTCAAGCTTCGGATCTGAAAGGTAGTTCCCGCATTTTCGGCAGTAACGGCTCGCTCCGTTTACCTCGATATGGCAGGTTCCGTTGTCGAATGCCAGCGCCCTCGGTCGTATTCCTGTTTCTGAAATGGGGACAAACACCCTGCAATTGTAGCAGTAAAATCGTCGTTCGTTCGTCATCACACAACCTCCTTTTCCGTCAGATATGCGTTCATCTGATACCAGATTTCCACCTTTCGTTGATCCTCTTCCGCGCTGTTCAGTGGAAACAATCCTCCGAGACCGTCCCACCGATAGTCGCGCTCAAGGAAGTGTTCGATCACCGTGTCGACCACGAGCACGCCCTCGTTCCGGACATAATTGTCGTCGCTGTACTCGTCCAGACCGAGATTTACGATCATCTCCCAGAACCACAATGACGTGGCGTCCGTGTCGTGTTCCGCGTCTCCCGTCTCAAAGTCCATCCTTCTTGCAAGGCCGATCAGCATCTCCAGCACGCTGCACTCTCCGTCTATGCGGATATACTTCGGCGCGTTGATTTCGCTGAGATACTCTTCCCTCAGCGCGATGCCATCCGCCGCACGATTCTCGTCATGTGGAACAAGGCTGTAAAAGACCGATCTGTGCAGATCCTTCGCCAGCAGCCAATAGCTTTTTTCCGGCTGCTCCACGCAAATTTGCTCGCACAACCAGTGAAAATAGTCCTGATCCACATCAAAACCAAGGCTCATCGTTCGTCCCTCCTTTCTATGTCGCATCGTCCGTATGTGTTGATTCGTTCTTTTTACAGTTCGTCGGCGTCTCCGTACAGAAGCTCGTCCGAAGGAATATCAACGGTCTCGAGCTCCTTTCGACGCTCGATTTCGCGCTTCAGGTACCACGCCGCTTTTTCAAGATCCTCGATGGCGTCGCCCTTGTGGCCGCATCTTCCGATGTATTTCACAGCGTTTCCAAGATTGAACCCAAGGTTCCAGTCCTCAATAACGTCGATGACCTCGTACTTTCCGGTATTGTAATGGCTCGGGTGGTTCACAGAACTCATAAAAACAACCATTCCTTTCTCAGTCGGTAAGTCCCATGATGAAAGCGGACGCAACAGCTATCTCGACTCCGATGACGAGAAACCCGACGATCGGCTGGCCTTTTAAAATCAGCCACACGCCCCCGGCAACGAGGGACAGCATTATGATGACAAGCCCTGTAAAAAACAAAATGACCGGCAGTTTTCGAAGAAAGTCAATTAATGGACGCACAGCTCTCTCACCATCCTCTCGTATTCCACCTTGGCCTGAAGCGCTTCCTCCTGAATTCTGACGGCCTTGTTGTTGATGTCCAGCAAAAGCTTCGTTCGTTTGCCGGCGTCTTTTTCGCCTATAATTTCGCAGATAATATTGCGAATGTCCTCCGCCGCCAGCGTGATCAGCTCAACGTGCTTCATGTTTTTCATGCTCCTTTCAAAACATGCCTTCAGAATGGCCCTGAGAGACTGTGGAAGCCTCTCAGAGCGGTTTTTCTCATATCCCCAAAACGTCCCTGTAATAGCTCATTTTGTGCTCTACAACGACCTCATACAGAATATCATCGGCTTCATTGTCGATGTACACAAAGTCGTCCTGGGTCTCGTCGATCATGCCCATAGCCTCTTCTCCGAGCATGGCGGCCTGGTCGTGCACAACCTCCTGAGCGGAGTCGGTCAGAACGCCGTCCTCCTGATAGTAGGTAATGGTCTCGGAATCGCGCTCATTCAGGTCGTGCTTGAACTGCTCAGCCGTGATGATTCGAATATCCGGCTCGTCGTCCTCCGGGTGGGCTCTGTCCGCGAAGTGCTCGTCGAAGGAATCGCTCCTGTACTCCCTCGAGAGCTTTTCGAGCGTCTTCAGATCAGCAATGTCCTTAAGATCTCTGTCGAGCTTTGCTTCGGCCTCCTCATCGGCTCTCTGACGCTCTGCAAGGCTCTTCTCAGCCGCTTTGCGCCCTTTGTCGATTAAGGTATCGCGCTCGTTTTGAAGGGCTTCTATGCGCCTCTGGTACTCTCTGCCGCAGACTCTTCCGATCAGGCATCCGCCTATGATGCCGCCTACGAAAAAACCGATCAGTCCGCAGATAACGCAGTCGTTCATGAAATCACATCCTTTCGGCGATCAGTTTTTCCGCGTATCCCTTGCCAAAGGTCCGGTTGAGCCGGTCTGCGATGTTCCCCTCGACATTGAAGTCGAGCAGCGCGTTGGGCGTGAAGCCGTTGATGAACGACCGATTGCAGGGGAGCTGATTCTCGTCTTCCGAAATGCCGAAGCTGATATACCCGTCTCCGCCGTCGATGGTCCATCCGACGAACTGCCCCTCATAGGTCATCGGCATTCCGACAAGCTTGTAGACCTCGTTCAGAAATACCATGCCGTCCCGCTGAAGTATCATGTTTGCATATTTTTCCTGACTGATCAGAAAGCGGAGGTTCTTTTCCGGGTCGTCCTTCCACGCGTAATTCCGGTACTTCCAGCATGCGCGGTCGCTGTCCCACACTCCGGCGTCAAACCATCTGGCGTAGGGGCTGATGGCTCGCTTGCCTGTGGACTCGTTGACAGTCTTCTTTGTAATGTTGCCGTCCTCATCAACGACCTCGATCTCCTTTGTCCGGATGCCGTGCATGTACTCCTGGTCCTTTTCGGCGCCGGCGTCCTCAATGACGCGCTTTCGGTATTCGTTATAGCTTTCAAGCAGCGTGGCATAGGCGGCCATGGATGCCATGAGATTCCGCCGCAGAATTCTGTTTCCCCCGATATTGAACGCGATGGACGCGACGCCAAGAATCGCCGGGGCAATATAATTCCTCGCGATCTTTGCGCCCGTGTCGACGCGAATCTTGACAATCTCCGATTTTTGTTCGGCAGTCAGAACGAGATCGGTGCGCTCTTCGCCTTCCTTGACGCCTTTGATTTCGTCGATTTTGCCCCTGGCTTCCCTGACCTCTGGCTCGGATTTGACCGTCGCGACGCATGCCGTCACAACGCAGGCAATTCCCGTAAGAATGCTCGCGCCCACGCACAGCTCCGGCGAGTAATTCTTCGCGAGTGCCAGAAGCTTTGCACTTTTTGAAACAAACCCTGCGGGCAGTTTGATGGGAAAATTCATGATTGCTTCCTCCTTTTGATAAAAAATAAGGAGGGGTTTGAATGCCCCTCTCTTAAGAGTTTGACCGGCTGATTACCGGGTCTTGTTCGCTATGCGCTCGCAGTCGTTCTTCAGATCCTGTCTTGCGAAGATTTTTCCGACGATGCCACTTACAATTCCGATCAGGCCAAGTACGATGTATCCTGTGGATATACCGTTCCTGGCGCAGTATTTGCCCGTGACTTCAACGTACTCCGCGCCAAACTGTTCTTTCGGAAGCCCCGCGGCTTCAAAGCGCTCCATGCCGGTTTTCATCAGTTCTTCCGTCGTAATACTCTTGTTGCTTTTGAGCATATCACTCACCTCCTTACTTAAAGAATGTTCTTGTCGCGAGCATGTGTCCAAGCAGGCAGTTGTTTGAATATGCTGCGGATAAATGGTTAAGCGAGTTGAGGTTGTTCATGTAATACGCCTTAAGACTGGATCGCAATTCGATGTTCTCAAGCTCGAGCTCCCGCACTCTCTCGTTGATCCTCACAAGGGTCTTGATTTCCTGACTCGGCTCCTTGTTCAGATCATAGTATTCGTAGAGCATGTCTCTTTCACGTTCCAGACCTTCGATTTTTTCGTTGAGTTTGGAGATTTCGTCGATTTTATCGTTCAACATAGTTCTTGATATGGAATACAATCCGTTGGGCCTTTCATACTGTTCATTAAGATCCTTGAGTCTTCTCTTGAGAAATTTGATCTCGTTCTTTAATTTTTTGCGTCCGAACACGGCTCAGTCCACCTCCGCCAGATCAACATACAGCGCTCCAAGGTCCTCGCATCCGCGGCGAATGACGTGCAGCTCGTTTTTGCCGTTTCCACGGGTATAGATGTCATAATCCCATCGCCGGGCATTGTTCAGCGCCGCGGTTCTCGTGTTGAACTTTTCCTGAAAATCCCGCACGATGAATATCACGCGTCCATAGCGATTGGACTCCATCATGCGCCGAATGGGGGTGGCGATTTTACCCCCAAGCGCGCGGCTTATATCCCGCCTGCTCATTCAGCGCCAGCATCCTTCCCGTAAATGCTCCTGCAGGCCGCTTCGATTGCCCTGCGGATTACTTCCTCTTTTTCCTTTCGGGCGGCTTCTTTCCTGGCAAGCTGCTTTGCTTTGATCGCTTTGTTTTTGCGCTTGATTTCCGCCTTTTCTTTGGCGTCGGCGATCCTTCGCTTTTCCTCGCGTTCCATGGCTTCGTGCGCGTCACGAATCAGGTTGTTGAATATCCTGTGCCCATCCTTGCCAAAGGCTCTCTTGGCAATGCAGTAGGCGATGCCGGTGTCAAGGTCGAAAGAATCCTCGCCCTGAACGACGGATTTGGTGAAGGTGCCGTCACAGAACCACACGACGACCGCCCGGTTGTTGTAGACCTTGACGTCCTTGATTTTCGGGAAAAAGACATTCTTTGTCATCTGATTTGACCCTCTTTCCTTTTCATTCTTGATGTGCTGTTCTTTGATGTTTGCAAATTTTTTGACTGCGCAGAATATGTCCGTTCCAATATATTGATACTCTGCTGGATTTTCACCGATCCAGGTCATTACCGGCATGCATCCGCTTCCATTTTGTATTATTCTGATATTCTTATAAATCGCTCTCGGATCGGCATTGGCAAATTCAAGGGCCATAATGTACAGTTCTTCGCGAACATACTTATGGTACACATTTTCAATAAAGTCCTCTATAGCCTTGTCGAAGAAGTCCTGCGGAATATCTTGCATTACGTACGTGCGGCCTCTTGGGCTTTTCCATTTCACTTGACCGGTGCACGACTGTGTTCCTGAATCGCAGCAAAGTCCGAGCTCCAGTTCTTTGCGTATTGTCGCTTCGCTGACTCCGTTGAATGTGAGTTCATTCGAAGCCGGCTTCTGGAGTTCGATTTCAGCGGCGGATTTATTAATTGCTATGCTCGGAACGAGCCCAACGCGAAGTACCTGATCGGTGACGTACTGGATATAAAACGAATTCGCGATATCCATAAGTTCTCCACGGCTGATCTCTCCAGGTTCGCGCTTCCTCCTGTAAATGCACCCTTCCGGGCTTTTCCATTCGATGGAGTCCTTATACAGTTCAAGATTCTCAAAGATAACGTTTTTTGTTATTCCTTTAAACGTCGCTTCCATTGTCTTTTCCTCCTTCATGAATCCATGAATCCTTTGCCAATCAGTTCGTTCCGAATATCGATCAGCTTGTTTCGGATTTCTATAGTGCCATCTTAATCCTCCTAATCTTTGCTAATATATATTGTCCCATCACGCTCTATTTCTATCTCATGCAGCGGACACCAGCGCGGGCGCATGATGTCATTAAATGTGGTATTGTCGGTTACGATACAACGATTGTAGTCATTGTTCAATGGGCAACTTTGGCACGTCCCTGGCATTTCCATGTCAACCGCGATCATCTTGCGTCCTCCTTTTGTGTTGGTCTTATTTTACCACACTTTTCGGTTGTCCACTTGTTCGGGGCCAGACCACGTTACTGTTTGCCCTATATCCCTCCCAATAAGCTTCATCCAGCAGTTTCTTCAATTCATCCTTTGTCAGTTCAATCTTGCCATCCTTGTTCGTGGTAAACACCTTAATCATGCTATCCCTCCCATATCCTCGGCATTCCGTCAGGGTTGACAAGCAGGGTCAGGATTCCGCGATTATGGGGATCATAAGACGACCAATACATTACCCTCGTTGTTTTGTCAACCAGCACTATTCCATACCATTCTCTGCTGATCGTTATAAACATTTGATTATTTTCTTCTTCCTCCGCGATCTTCTGCGAATCTAACTTCCCCGTGCTACTGCACCCGGCCATCATCAGCCCCAGCGCCAACACCAGTGCCGCTACAATCCATCGTTTCATGCTATCCCTCCTTCGGCTCCCACTTTTCGCAGCTTTCGCTTCTGTGCATTACGCAGCCTTCAACATAATCGCACTTACTATACTTTCCGTCGTATTCGGTTTCTGGCGACCAGTGCTTGCATGTTTTGCAATATTTTTCACTGATGCCAAACGCCTTTCGCACTTCTTCGGTAAATTCGGCAAGGTATTTCTCAATGCGTTCCTGCCGCGCCCCCTCATTGAACCATTTGGCCTTGAACGCATCCCGCGCTTCGTTCCATTGTCCTATGCCTGTATCGCTGGACAGATACCACTCCCTGTCATGGAAAAGTTCCGCAAGATCAGAAACGAGTTCATCCAGTTCTTTGTCTCCAAAGTCGCCCACATGGTCTTGCAGTTCTATGTAAAAGTAATTCAGGCTCCCGCCGCTCATGCTGTCCCTCCTTCGGCTCAATCCCTATGTGCCACAATAATATTCTGCGCCTTAATCATCCAATGAGTCTTTCCGGCAATTAAGGCACCTCCTCAACTCTTGGCATTTTCAACAAATATTCTCCGTCCCTGGTCTGTACGATGGACGCTCCGGAAACGTCGTGCCATCCCCAGCGTGTCTGTGTAAAGTCCGTCGGCATGTCGGAAAGCGCGTTGAGGTATTTGACTGTGGCAAAACCGGCGTCTTCCACGCGGTCCGCCATCATGCTGAGCACCTCTTCGGCGTCGGCCCTCGTTTCAAATATCAGGTCCGTTTTGCTGACTTTCGGTCGTGCTGTGAGAGCCTCATCTCTCTTTTGCGAATTTCCGTAGACGCTGCTGTAGCTGACTCTGCGAATTCTTGATTCGCCGTTTTTTCGTTCAACGCGGCCGCTCTTGTGATCGTTGTACAGCACCATGTGCACAAGATCTTCAACTGCGCGCTTCAGGCCGGGAATCAGCACGTCGAACACAAAATAATCTTTTATGTCCCGCCCGTCCGTCGCGATAAAAGCCTCGGCCACACGCTCGCCAAGGCTTTTTTTCTTTTCTTTGACCTTTCCTGTCGTCACCTTCAAAACTTCGTCAGGATCCGTTTTCTTTTGTGTGTAGGTATTCGACGGAAACCGTTCTTCGCTTCCACTTCTGTCCGCCATCAGTTCGGCCTCTCTTCCGTATGGATTTTTTCTTCAATTTCATCGTATCTGCTCGTCAGCTGATCAAATCCGTTTCCGACGTAATCCGACACTTGATCGCTGATCATGGATCCGAGAATGGTTCCCCCCGCGACCGCGATGTATTTTTCAATTTTGCTCGCTCCGGAACGACCGGTTACGTCAGCGGCCACAGCGCCAAAGAACGCGCCCACGCAGATCTTCGCGATTCCACAGATGATTTTCTTTGCTATGCTGAGCTTCTTTTCGCGCTCCTGATTTGCGTTGTTATCTGTCATAGTCCTTCACGATCTCCTTCCAGAATATCTCTTCAATGGGCGTTCAGTTTCTCAAGAATATCTTCGGCTCTTTTTATACCGTAAATAACCGCCGTTTCCCGGACAGCGTCTTCAGCCATCCTGATCTTCATTTTTCAGCATTCTCCTTCCAACGTCGTTCCCGATATAATAGTTGTTGGTCGTGATGGTAATGTTGCTGTACTGCGGGAGCTCGTCGTTGTCGGAGCTGTCTTCGACGTGCTTTCTGAATATCAACAGCCCGATGATCGCTCCTCCGATTCCAAGCAGCGTCGGGATCAGATCTATGGCCGCTTCCTTTACCTCCTCCTTGACCGCGGTTGAAGCGGTCTTCGCGACCTTTTTGCTCAGCCTTTCAAACAGTTTCACATCCGATCGAACTCCTTTCTTTTTAATGAAAAATATAAGGGGCCATGTTTCCATAGCCCCTTACAGGGGAATAACTATTCCTGCTCTTCCGGCATCGGCGCATCCACGTATTCTACGGGTTCGGTTTCGGTGTAGTCTTCTCCGTCGTCCGGAATCTCGATCGGTTCATACGTAGGGATTTCGGCAGGTCCGTCTTCGCTCGTCGTTCGATTGCCCACGATCCTGTAGGTGATGTAGGAACCAGCGGCGGCTCCTACGCCAATGCCAACCAGGTTGGCCACGGCAGTCAGCACGGGGTTTTCCTTGACAGCGGTATACCCTCGCTTGATGCCGCGACCGCACTTTTTGGCAAAGCGTACGATCGCCCATTCCTTCTTCACCTTCTGGGTCGGGATGTTCGTGACGTTGCTCGGAGCCGGAATCTGCTCGGTCGCTTCCGCTTCCTGATTCTGAATCTCGTCCTTCCTTGTGATGATAGCCATTTTTCCATCCTCCTTTGAATTGTGTAGATTGTTTGCCGGAATAACCATTATCAGTTATTCTCTATAAAGAAACGTGTTTTCTTCGCGAACCTCAGGTAGAGGCCAGTCCAGCCCCATTCAAGAAATCTCTGGATCCTTGACGGTCCTTTGGCGACTTTCTCGTACTTTTTCTTTGCGTCGATCAGCTTGTTTTCCCAGTATTCCCTGTTGTGGGTCTTCATGAAAGTGTAGTCGCGTTCAAGATTTTCATAATCTTTTGCGGATCTGTAGTTTTCTTCAAGCGCGTTTCCAATAGAATCAGCAATTTCTCCGTCTCCATGCTTCACAATTACAACTGCGCCCTTTGTCCACATGCTGTTTACACCTCCTGCCAGCATTCCATGGGGTATGTATAGATTTCAATGATTCCGAGATGCTCTCCGGTTTTGGGATCCGTCGTCATTGTGTTAATGAATTCGATAGGCCCGCTGTAGTAATCCGAATTGGCGGCCCACCCGAATTGCTCGCCGAAATGCGTTTCCTGAATGCCAAGAAGCTTGTAGAAATCGTTGAGACTTACATACTCGCCTCCACAGAAAGCTTCGTTGAGCGTGTCCTCGGCTTCCTTAACAGCTTCCCACGAAGAATAAAACAATCTGCCGGAATAGCCTTCGAGGAACTTCACCTGCCCATTTCCCGTCCATTCAATCGATGGGCCTTCCCAAGGGGCAATAGCTTCCTGGTCGATTTTTGAACGCATCTGAGCGGCGTCGTCCTTGCCCGAAATATCTTCAAGCTTCTTCTGAATTCTGTCACGGTTGGCCGTAAGATAAGCGCAGGATGCGGCGAGACCGGCAATGGTCTTCTGATTGATGTGGTTGCTTGTCAGAATGCAGGCCGCTGTTCCGATGCCGCTGATGATGGCGGGGGAGTAGGCGACGAGCTTCCCTTTGGCGTCCGGAGCTTCCTCAGCTTTTTTGGCGCATTTTGCCGACAGCAATCCCGTGATGGCCACTCCGGCTACAGCGATCCAGCTCAGACCGGTTGTCAGGAGTTTTGTGTTCATGAGTTCACCCCCATGATCGATTTGAATCGCTCAAACAAATCGGCGGCTTTGTCTCCGCATCCGCGCATATCAAGAATATCGTTTTTTGACAGACTGAGAACGCGTTTCATGTTTGTTTTTCCAAGGAATCGGCGATCGAAGCCTGTCATCAGGCGGCAAATGATATGCCTTTGACTTTCTCCGAGCGTGTGAATCATAGCCAGAAACACTTTTTCCCGTTCGGTCGGCCGGTTCATGGAATTTGGATTGCTATGTTCTTCAATGGCCTTCCGGTATCTTATGATCTGCTCAATTCTCATGTAGCTCAGCCCGTATTCTTTGGAAAGCTCGATTTTTTTGGCGCCGTTTTTATACTTGTTGTAAATCTCAGCATCCCTTACGGAATTTCTTGTGCCGCCCACGGTACTTTCCTCCTTTCAAATATGGCAGTCGACGATCGTGATGTACAGATCTTTGGCTTTCGCCGTTTCCAGATACTCATTCCAGTCTTTTGTGAACTGAGTTCTGCTGTCAATCGTCTCGTCGCTTATGCCGAACCATCCCATCGCCCCTCTTTCAAACCATACTCCTTCCGTTGTCAGAAAAGCGAAGGGCACTTGCTCGGCTCCGAACACCATATCCTTGACAGGACCGGCGTTCACTTTCTCGCCATTCACGAGCTCGAGCATTTGCCTCCATCTTCCTCCGACGACCCACCAGTCCCATTTTGCGTTGGGGTTGCGCCAATAGCCGCGCTTTCCGGTAATCGGGCATACTTCAAAGTCGTCATCTTCTTCGAACTCTGCAAATTCCATATGATCTGATGAGACTTCTTCATCAAACGGGGTCAGAGCGTTTACTACCTGTTCTTCCGTTCCGTCTTGGGTGAAAACAGCCACACAAAAATGACTCATGATTAGTCCTCCTTCGTTACAACCTTGATAATTCCGGCGTTTTCTATAAGCCTTTGGCACATTTCGCAGGGCCTTGGGTTTTGAATGCGCTCGCCGTTTTCAAATCCGGCCAGATACAGCGTCGCGCCGATCATGTCCAGTCTGGACGCGCTGATGATGGCGTTGGCTTCGGCGTGAACAGCCTGGCATTTCTCGTACTGTTCGCCGTGAGGAATATGGTGCGCTTCCCTCCAGCATTCTCCGAGATCGCAGCAGTTGAGCCTGCCTCTCGACGACCCGTTATACCCTGTCGACAATACCATGTCGTTTTTGACAATGATTGCTCCATATTGTCGCCTGAGGCACGTGCTTCTTGCCGCAACAGCCGCGGCAATGTCAAGATAGTATTTTGTTTTTGCCGGCCTCATGTGCCGTCACCTCCAAAGCACAGCGGCTCAAACACGTCGTTGTAAATATCTGACAGCGCCAGGGAGCAGTCTCGCATGTGACTGGAGAGAACCGAGAAATTTCCCTGATCGGCGTCGTACAGGTCGGCAAGAGAAACCAGGTATTTGATTTTGTCGTTCAATCAAACTCACCTCCGTACAGATTGTGGTCGCTTGTAATGTGAACGGTGGGCCTGACGATTCCTCCGTCGTTTTCGAAATGAATGTCGATGTTGAAATCCGTCATGTATTCCGCTGTCGGAACGAAGTTTTCAGCTTTTTCCACCAGGGTTTCCCCGACTCTCCGGACGGCCATAATAAGCGAATCGCGGTAATTGCCCATAATTATTCCTCCTTCTTGGGCGCGGCGTTGAGAATATCAACGGTCTCGTTGTCATACAGTCCTCTGAGCTTGGCGTCATCGATGTATTTTTTCAGCGTGTCAAGCTGCATATGCCTTGGTGCACGGTTTGAATAGCCCATGTGGTACAGGCGAAGTTTGGACATTCTTGGAAGAAAATCAATTAGATACGATATCAGGTCGTTATTTTGTTCTGCTTCGGAAAAGTGTTCAGATCGTACCTGCACGCTTTCGGACGGGTCCAGAGCCATTTCAATTTCCGATGCCGCTCGGTGGATCAGGTCAATGATGTTGCGGGTAACGGTCTCAATAGAAGCGTAGCGTTTGATCGTTTCGCCGTCATACGCCAGCTTGAATGCCGCTTCGAAATCGTTTCCGGGAAGCGCCTCGCTCAAAAAGCTTATGAGATCGTCTTCCTTCCACCACGAAACGCCTCTGTAGCCTTTGATGTGCGGGACGTCACTTTCCAGCCCCCGCTTGAAGTTTTTCTTTTCCTTTACCTTCACATTGATGTCCGGAAGGCGATAGGAGTTCAGTATTTCAACGATCCCGCTGAAATTCCAGTATCTGTCGTAGCCAACGTATTTATGCGTAATGTTCATTGTTTCCTCCTTCAGCTCTCATCAGATGACGCAAGAAAAGAGAGGAACCGTCGATGCCTCGATTCCTCTCGTTTTCCGTGTTTATTTGTACAGAACCGGGTATCCGTAGTACCCGATCACCCAGCATGTTCTGCCGTCATTCGTAGCCTGTGCACTGTATCCAAGTTCCAGCAGGTGGTCGACGTTCCAGCCCCAGGTCTCTCCAAGACCGATATGCTCCAGCCCGAGCTCGTCATACCAGTCGTTCACGGAGAGCCACATCTGGGAGATAATCTTTTTGTTGTATCGTATCTCAGCCTGTTCTACCTCATTTTTTGTGGAGGTGAAATATCTTCCGCTCAACGTATCATAGAACAGCTGGTCGCCCTTCCCGGTCGCGTAAATGTTCAGATCGTTGACCGGCCTCTGGGCAATGAGATCCTTGGCGATGTCATCGTGCAGTTCCTGGGCTTTGTCGGCGCCGAGTTTTTCGACGACCTTTTTCTGGTAGTTGGCCAGCGCGACCTCGGACGCTGAATACAGACTTGCCAGCAGGGCCTGTTGACGGTCGCCGTAGATGGTCCCTCCGACGATGCAGCCCATGGACGTCAGCATCATCAGAAATGCCGGAAGGTACACAGGCGCTGCAGTCTTGATTTTATCGACCGCGGTGGCGTTTTCCGGAAGCTGCTTCAGTTTTTCGTGAACGACGGGGGCCTCCTTGTGCATGAAATACATGGCGATGGCTTCCGACGTAATTGCGCATCCTGCCAGGATTTTGGTAAGGTGCTTCCGGATAAAATTAACTATTGGTCTGAACTTCATTGCGCGCTTCCGCCTCCTTGGTTGCGTTTTTCATTTGTTCTCCGACAAGCTGAGCGTCGTGCCGGCTTTGTTCGGCCAGAAATGAAACGAACGCTTTCTTTGAGTAGAAATACTCCTCGATAGCCCATCGAACGACAAACATGACGACGGGCGCCGCGACGACTGCCGCAAGCGCCACGTTGAGTATGAGTTTCCAGTCCATGGCGATCCCTCCGTATTCAGTCGAGCCGGAACGACAGTTCCCGCCCATTGCTTTTGTTGCCGGACATGACTGAAGATATGCCATCATAAATCCTCGTCACGTTCCGAAGGTTGTGATTGAAGCCGTCCAATAAGGTGTCGAGGCTTCCATCAAACTTCTTGACAATTTTTTCTCTGGCCTGTTCCGTAACCTCCTTCTTAAGTACGTCGACATCAATTGCCGCGACTTCCTCGGCGATCTTTTTGGTGACTTCAGCCCGCAGCTCCTCGTACGCGTTGTCAACGTCCTTGCGAATTTCCTTTCGCATGTCGGCCTGCATTTGAACGCGAATTTTGGTTGCTGTGTCGCTGACGGCGGTATGCACCTCGCGATCCACGGCCCTTTCAACCGCCTTGTCCACGATGGCCTGCTGAATATCGACGGGTTCGCGATTGGCCAGGTCGTCAATGGTCATGTCGAGCCTCTTTGCCGTCTTGTACAGCTTGATGCACTGCCATCCGAAGAATGCCGCCGCTCCAAGCAATCCGAGTCCTCCAAGTTCGTTCATGCCGAAAGTAAAGTTTCTCATGGTCTTTCCTCCTTTGAAAATTATAAAGGACGCTGTTGTCGTCACGTCCTTTACTATGATCGCTGTTTTATTCGCGAACTTCAACGAATTCTCCATTGATTAGCGTATAGAGCGTGTCGGCTTTAATGCTGGTGCCATCAACAATGGCGGCCTTGATGGCTGTAAGCGAGTCACTATGGTATTCGCACAAGCATATCGCGCCGCCCAAGGATGCGCTTGCGCAGCTATGTGCTCCGACGGCAACTGCGATTCCGCCGCATCCAGTATTTGCCGCCACGCTGCAGTCTCCAGTATTTGACGCCACGCTTTTGCATCCAGTATTTGACGCTACGCTTTGGAATCCAGTATTTGCCGCCACGCTGCAGTCTCCAGTATTTGACGCCACGCTGCGGTCTCCAGTATTTGACGCCACGCTGCGGTCTCCAGTATTTGACGCCACGCTTTTGTATCCAGTATTTGACGCCATACTGTAGAATCCAGTATTTGCCGCCACGCTCCAGTCTCCAGTATTTGACGCCACGCTGCGGTCTCCAGTATTTGACGC